CCACCACCAGGAGAAGAGTTACCTGCTGAAATTGAAAGCAAACTATCTGCTCTTATGGCGGAAGCTGCTCAAAGAGTTACTGATAGCAATATGCAATCAGTTGAACAAGAAAGAATACAAGAGCAAATGCAAGACCCAATTATTCAAGCAAGAATGCAAGAGCTGCAAATTAAACAAATGCAAGCTGAAAGCAAAGCTCAAACAGACCAGGCTAAATTACAACTCGATGCTCAGAAAGCTGCTCAGACTGCTGAGATTGAGAAACAAAGAATTGCATCTCAAGAGCGTATGGCAGGAGCATCTATTGGTCAAAAGATGGCTAGTGATCTCTTAGATGCTGAACAAGATAATAAAAAACAAGCTGCAAAAGATTATGAAAAAGGTGTTGACATAGGTATTAAATTAGCCGAAGATAGCACTAAGAATGATAAATGATATCAAAGAGCAATCACTTTCTGAATATTTAGGAAGTAGAATACGAACATTGATGAACGATCATGCGGACCAGGTAGCTGGTGGTGGTTGTAAAGACTTTGCTTCGTACCAAAGACTCTGTGGTGTTATTGAAGGTCTAGCCCTTGCAGAGCGTGAGATGTTGGACTGGAAAGAAAAATTTATGAAAGACTAGGACTCGATACCTTTATATCGTGCAAAATATGACTGAGAAAAAAGACAACAAAGCAAGTCAACTTCCAAAGCCTCAAGGCTATCGTTTATTAATAGCATTACCAGAAATTAGTGATACTACTGATGGTGGCATTATTAAACATACAGCAGATACCAAAAAAGCAGAAGAAGTCGCAAGTGTTTGTGGTTATGTTCTTGAACTCGGACCAGATGCTTACAAAGATCAAAACAGATTTCCTAATGGACCTTATTGTAAAAAAGGTGATTGGGTTATTGTAAGACCTTATTCAGGCACTCGTATTAGCATACATGGTAAAGAGTT